TATTCGGACAGTCCTATTGCTAAAGCTATTGCCACTAGCAAAGTAAACTCTGCCGAAAATGTTCTTGCTGTAGCTGACACTACTACCGACGCAATTTCTATTGTTTACAATAATGGTCTTAAGCAAGCAATAGGTCACGATGATCAAAAAGCACAGGAAGAAGTACGGAAGAAGATTAACAATGCTAGACAAGGTATGGAGAATCTACGAACATCACTATTTGGTATTCGTCCTGCTGACAACAGACCTATTGTCTTATCTTCTAAAAGTGAAACATCAGGAGATACAACAAACGTTCACATCTCTAGTTTCTTTGGTAACAAGAGCGGTAATACTCTTTCTTCTGCTCCGATCTATTTAAATAAGGGTGAGGGCACAGGAGACGGAGATCCAACGTCCTACACGTTGTCTAGGATTGCACGTCGTTTGACTGAAGACTTTGATTCATCGGATGAACTTAACGACATTGGTGAAGCATTAGTCAAGTCACGCAGTGTTATTGAGTTTGGTCAGCAGTTGCAACGCAAGGGTTATGATGACACATTTATTTCAGATGCGTTATCTGCTATAGAATCAGCAACTGATGAATCTATGCCAACTGGTGTAGCGTTGTCTATGGATAGTGCGTTTACTATTGCACGTGACTTTGCCAAGGGTTCGGTTAACTTCATTAGTGACGCTGATGGGGATACTGGACCATCTGCATTCTCACAAAACCTGCAAGATGTTGTTGAAGGCTTTGATGGAGATGACCCAATACCGTTAGCACATAACCAACGTGCAATCATTACATTTGCTGTACGTGCATATGCTGAGTCTCAAAATAGATTAGGCAAAGCCATGAGTGAGGCTGATGTGTTGGAGGCTGCTGCTAATCCGTTTTCACAAGAGTACACAGCAATATCTGCATTTGCTCAGGCATTGAGCGTTGATATAAGCCACCGAGCCACAGCACTGAAATCTAGAGGCGAGTATCAATTAGTTGATTCAATCTACCTCTTTAGGAAATCTACTCCGTGGTACGTTCTGCGGCATGACGTCAGGGCATCTGGATCAGACACGAGTGGGGTTAGCCGTAACGCCAATTCAGCCGTGCCGTCTACGTATCACATTGCAGTCAACAAGGCTTCTGGTGAAATAGCGTTTGTTACACAGAAGAAAGATAGCAACGGAGACCTTAAATGGGTTGCGTTAAAGCAAGGACAAGGCCGGTCGGCTTACTCTAGTATTGATCGCTCTTCACGAAACCCTGAGAAATCCACCAACTTCAATAAGGCTGGGGCACTATGTTACAACCCGGAGAAGGAACTTACCGACAACGTAAAAACGAAATACGAGTCTAGGTTCAAGTATGGGATTGCTGGCATCCGAGCTGCTTTATTGAAAATACCAGAGGCATCTGCTCAGACTTTACTAAATACCATCGATGGGTTATCTAAGAGAAAGCCGGGTACATCCGCAGTTGTAACTGTTTCCCTTCCACATCGATGGGGTTATGACCCGAATAATCCATCAGTAAAGCAAACGTTAACTCCAGAACAGAAGTTTAAGGATTTTGATGAGGTCCTTAAGGCTATGACTGGACAGGCTGATTACGATGCAGCCGTGTTGCGTAATGTAAAAATTACGATTTTAAAAGATAACACTATTGAGATTACTGACTTAGGTATTGGCGGGAATGAAGTCGTTGGTATCGAGCGACGGCTTGGTGGAATGAAGCCTCACATAGGTGACACTCTTCCAGTTGCGTTACCTGAAGTCCACATCGCTAAGATACTTGTTCATGAGGATATGGAAAAGGGTGATGACGGAATCCTTGCAGGTATTACTCACGCAGCAAATCAACAGAGTCCAGTACCCGGACGTGACGAGAAGTTTGGACACTCTGTATTCTCTGGTGGATTTGACCCACAAGATATGTTCTCTTCTCTAGGTGTATCCAACCAGACCCTAGATGAGGCTAAGGCCAATGGCCCAGTTGGTGTTATTGATGAGGCAATGATTGACCAACAGGGTAATACAGAAGTATTCAGTGACCCAACACTGTCTCCAACTCAGCTTGTGATTGATGCTGACAAGAGTGGCATTGTTCAAGTCCGTGCCGGTTTTAAATTAAATGACGCAATCAAAGAGAATTCGTCTGGCGTAATAACTGGAGCTGCAAAATTACTTGATGAGTTAAACACTATGACTCGTGTTCTTGCACTAGGTAGAGATATTGGTGTTGCATCGAACCAAGCATGGCTAATCGCAAATCCTATGTCGGATCTAATGTACATGATCAAACACAGGAAAGTTGGATCGATGGCATGGGCCATGAGTGCTTTACCTGCGATGATTCCGAACACGCCGGATATGAACGTTGTGTTTAGGGCTGGGTCAGATCCGTTTGCGCAACATGGTGATACATCTTTTGGTGACAAGTACGTACACTTGCAGATGGCTAGACTGATTGAGCAAGTGCCTGATTTATCTATGGATAGACTTGCTAGTTATGGGCTTGGAGTTGAATACTTAGATCACTACAGGACTTATCAAGCAGCCCTACAGGATAATTCAAACATTAGACCTGAAGACATTCCGTTGCATATGCGAATGAGTGATTATTATGGATCTGGAGAGTTTGCTCGAAAGATAGTTCCTATGCAAAGTGCAATTGAGAGAGCAAACGTTTTGTATAAAGACCTTGCAATCATCTCTGCATTCCAACAAATGTATCAGGCCACGGAGAATGTCATACCTCCAGCAAAGTTAAATATGACGGCTGATAACTACCGTGAGAAGTTGCGCCGTGAATACGCTGAGGCAATTAACTTCATGACTGGCAATGATGGTGGCTCTCCATCAGAAAATGCAAAGGTTGCCGCACTACAAAGTGTTATGGCAAAGGCTGTCATCTCAACAAAGTATGCCAAGTCAAGGCTAGTACTTAGTCCTTTAGGTCCTGTATACACCCTTGGTAAACACGCAATCAACAACGTAGCAGAAACACTTGGCTTTGATAAGATTGCAAACACCACCATTGAAGATAAGGTTTGGTTGGGTCAGGATAAGGGTGGCTGGAGTTCAGAAGTTAAGTGGTATGTAACCAAAAAATGGCTTTCAGCATATCTGTCTTCCAAAGCAACACAAATCATTACTCGATCTCCTAAGATACTTGCTGTATTGGCAGCTGCGTCTGGTGGAGCAGAGGTTAAGGGTCAAGTCTGGGAAGAAATCTATGATGAATTATTCCTTGATGACTCAGGAATGATGAAGGTAGATATTCTTGGTACGACGTACATGCAGACCTTACCGGGTGCGCAAGGTAGAGCAGTACGACAGGCAGGACGAGCGTCTACTAAATGGCGTACTCACTCTATTCCTGAAAACATTGAGTACTGGGTAAAGCAGTTTGGATTAAACATGCTTGCTCCGTATGCAGCCACTGTCAAAGAGGCTGTTACTGGGCGAGACTTTACTGGGAAGCCAGCATTTGAAAGCCATCTAGGCTATGAAGAATATGTCAAGCAGTTAAAGGCTGATCCTAACCTTCGCCTATACGGAATACCTGATGCAGCCAAAAACATACCGGGGTACTTAACCATTGAGGAAAACATCAAGAAGGCTATGCCAGATAAGATGACGCGTTTTGCTATTGACGCATTGAACAACGTAAATACAAAAGACATGCTGTCGGATATGGAGTATATGTCTACTCGTAATTTTGATTCGGGTATGGGGACAGAGCTTTCTTCAGAAGACATTTCAAGGCAGAATATTGTTCCGTTCATCATGAACTTCTTTGGTTCTGGAGCAACACAATTTGATGATGACTATCAGAAATGGTTACGTCAACGAGTTGGCGGTAGCGCAAGATACAAGCAAGCTGAAGAAGAACTTAAATCGCTTCGTCCGCAATCTGCTGTTGACATTGTTGGCGAGTCTGGAGTACGTGGTTTATTTAATCCGGCAGGTAGTGGTATCAAGGAATAAGTAGATGACTGATTTAGGAAAGTTGTTTATTGACATAGCAAACAAGTACGTAGGGACAGAAGAGTCACCTACTGGAAGTAATCGTGGTCCATTAATTGATCGATGGAATACGAACGTCCGCGCTCCTATTGGTAGCTTTTGGTGTGCGTCATTTGTTAGTGGCGTTGCTATGGAATGGGAGGATCAAAGTGGACTTGACTGGCCGTTATGTTTTAGTGCTGATTGTGACGTATGGCTTAGTAGCGCTAGGAAGCACGGCGTTCTTAAAGCACAAGGTTCACCCGGTGACATCGTGCTTTTGGTTACTGGTGATGATGCTTATCATATCGGTATTGTCACAGGTCGTAATGAAGATGGGGCGCTAACGTCGGTCGAGGGTAATAGTAACAATGATGGAAGTCGTAACGGTTACATGGTTGCTAGGAGATCTAATCTATACCGTGGTCGAAATAAATCAAACGTTTTCTTCATTAAACCTTGGGGTTTAGTTACGCCTGATATTGATTGGAAGATATGTAATGCGTCCAACAATAAGTTTGTTGAAGCCCTTGTTGAAAACGGTAGAACATTTGCACCGTTGCGTAAATCATTAGAACTGTTTATGGATAAGAATGAAGTTGATACAAGTTTAGGTTGGGGCGCTGAAGGTCCTTCGCTTGATGGGAAGCCACTGCCAGTGCAATACATTCAACGAAACAGTGTTACGTATGTTTCTATACGTAGTCTTGCTAAGGTTTTAGGTAAGACACTGACAGTAAACGCTGAAGCCAAGAAAGTTTTTCTTTCTTAAAGGTCAAACTCGCCAAGGATAAAGTCGCTGAACTTAGCAAACTTAGATTGGAATTTAAGTAATGACATTCCAGTCTTGCCGTTACGGTTCTTTGCTGTAATGATCTCGGCTTTATCTTCTTCTTCTTGTTGCCCATCTTGACTGCGTTCGTAATACCCAGCTCTGTATATGAACTGGATTACGTCAGCGTCCGACTCAATATCGCCTGACTCTCTAAGGTCAGACATCATCGGTCGTTTATCCTGCCTTTGCTCTACAGCCCTAGATAGACTCGATAACGCGATGACTGGGCATTTGTACTCACGGGCTATGTCCTTGAGTCCACGGCTGATTACACCGATATCACGAGTCCTATTCTCTGACTTGTATGACGATGGCATTGCAATCATCTGTAAGTAATCAACAACCACCAAGCCAACATGAAAAGATTTTTGCGTATCCCTAATGGCGTCTCGGATTCCTCCAAGGGTGACAGTTTTATCTGCGACAATTCTGACATGAAGTGACTTAGCCTCCTGAGCTACACCGTGTAGCTTATCTTTCTGATAGTTATTCAGTTTCTTCGTCTGAATAACTTGGCTGTCTACTTCACTGTAGATCGACAACATACGTGCAGTAACCATGTCCTTGGACATCTCTGCACTAACAATAAGGACTCCTACCTTCTCATCTAGTTGACGCATGAAACGAGCAGCGTTCCATGCATATTGCAACCCAAGACTAGACTTACCCATAGAAGGCCGTCCACCAACAATGATTAACTCGCCATCACGCCATCCTCCTGTTATAGAATCTACTTCATTAAACCCGCTGGCAACACTAAACGTTGTCTCATCTTCTTCTCGATGTATGGCTATGTCAGATACCGACAAAATTAATTTAGATAAATCGTCCGTGGTGTTTCCGGAATAGGTTCCAGAAACAGATTTATTTAAATCAGTAACGATTGTGTCTATGCTGTCATCGCCAACTGAAGCACGTTTACTAGCATGTTCAGATGCAAAAATAATCTCCCTGCGCCTGTGATACTCAACGACTAGATTGACGTAGCTCTCATAGTTAGACGTAGTAGGCAGTAGTTCTGCGCACTGCATGATGTAACCTAGACCACCACACGCTTCGAGTGAGTTGCGCTTTGTCAATTCCTCATTCACGGTCACAATATCTATGTCTTGGCCCGATGCATCAATGGATGTATATGCATCCCATATAAGGCTATGTGAGACCCTGTAGAACATACCCTTGTCTATGTTAGATACATTCTTAAATAACTTCCGACCACCGAGAAGCACAGACGCTATAAGTGATTGCTCACTCATAACGTCCGATGGGATTTCTATATTAAAGCCTAGGCTTTTATTCTGAACGTTGCTCATCTATATGTTCCTGTATTCTTGTCAATAAGACATCGTTGAGCACCTCTTGTAGTTGCTGTCCTTTGACCGGAGGCTCTACTCTCCATGCCTTCAGTCCACCAGTCTTGGCTACAACATGCTGAAGTGTTGGATGCAACTTGTGGTATGGAGTACCAAGGCGTATTGCTTCAGCAATGTCATTAATCACAACGTGCGGTAAGTAATCACCGTACTTCACGGTTGCAATACTAATGAGTACCTCCGATGGTGTTGGGCGAAACTTTGCACGTGTGAGGATACGCTTAGCTCCGTCCCTGATGTCTTCATCACTAATCCCTGTGATAGCCACACGGTACACCGTCTGACTTGTGTCACTCCACTGAATACTACTTGGTAACTGTGATAGCACAGCCAATAACTTATCCGTTGTTGTCATTGAACCACTCCTCTATATTTGTTGGTAAAGCACTGATCAGAACCTGTGGAAGGGCATATGTTGTCCAGTGTTTCCACAATGATCGAACTGTTACCATCTCTTCATTTTTCCATTTTCTTAGTAAAGTACTTACTCGTATTTCCACGTCATCTGATGTAACTCCAGCCTTGTGCATCTGCCATATAGTAAGACGTACATCTTTCCACTCCTTATCTGTAATTGCTGCCTCAGACACTATCCCCCACCGTGCTCGCTTAAATGCTTTGTATAAAGGAAATGCTGGATCATCTTCCTTTACTGCGTCTGCCTTCACTTGCTTGACAGACGTAACCTTTACGTTAGAGTCATGGTCAACCGAATCAGGAAATAACTTATAACCATTGCTTGTTGTTCTCCCATTAGGAGAAGTTCGTCCATTGACTTCAAGTAATCTCTTGTCATTAACCTTCATTCCAGATAGGTAATGAAGTGCAGTCTTAACTGTTGTCTCGGACAAACCTGTGCACTCAATAAGCCTCTTGATACTTGGCCAACAATAACCATCATTGTCTACGTGCATGACAAGAGCCATGAATACGACAAATCCTGATGGTGTAAAAGATGCAATGTGGTCAACTAATAAGCGGTCTATCTGGACGAATCCAGACGACCGCTCACCGGACAAGCCGAACGACTTGCCGTTGAATACTGTAATCATAACTACCTCTAGTTGTTATATGGGCATTGGTCGCAGTACCTCTGCACCTTCACTTCTTCTTCTGATAATTTTGTGAGTCCTGCTTCGTATACATCGGCAATTGGAATGGGTGACGTGCTTATAAGTTCTAGTGCTTTGTTCACATCATCTACTGTCCATCCTGCTGGTATGGCTACAGATTTTGTTGGTATTTCTTTGTGTTCTGAAACTCCTTTTACTTCATCTTTGAATTGACCTACGGACATATCGTCTCTCATGGCCATTGATAGAGCACCAACTTGCTGATCAACTGGAAGCGATGCCGCTATCCTGTGGTGTGTCCAACTTAAACCAGACATGCGATTTTCTATAGGAATAGATTTGCTTACCCATGCCCAGTTTGCAAGTGACTGATATGCATATCCAGTAGCACTCATAGCTTGACTGTACTTCTCTCCGTACTTAATACTTCCGTAGTTAAGTACGTCACCAATGCCAAATTGGAAAGCAGTCTCTAACCTCTGCAACGTCATCATCAACCTGTACCATTGATCAAAGTCAATGTCGGCACTAAATGTAATGCCGACATCACTTACGTGTACTGAATCAGGAAGACTACCTATGTGTACTATCTCATCCCTCATCTGTGACCTCGTTTGCTATCAATGACTTTATGCTGAAGTTTTCGGAAGCTTCTGTCATACTAAACAACTCTGGATACTCTTCAACCAGTGTGAGTTGCACTTCTTTTGGTATCTTGCTTTTGTATACTTTATGCTCAACCTTTACGGCGTCAAGATTAAGAGGGATAACCATAGCAGCCTTCTCATCGTTGAGGACAGTGAATAAAGGTGATGATGTGCGAAATGCTACTTGACCCCATGGGCATTTCCATGTTTTAGATTTACCAGTTAGTTGCTGCTTGGCAAATCCTGCAATCTGTACGCCATAACGTGCCTGTAACCACAACACCTTGCGTTCTTTGTCCTTAACCATGGACTTGTAACGCTCCATTACTGATTGCATAGCGAGCTGTTCAGCTTTTAATTCAGTCTCGTATTTTAGTAAACGCTGTAAAGCTAAAAGAACGTCATCTTCTGTTTTAAGTTCCTCGCCTAGCCAGCCATCAACTGGACCGGCATATTCGCCAGTCTCAATCTCGTAATAGCTATCGCCAATGATGTCAAATTTATTTGGGTCCAATTTAATCCTCCTCTGCCAAGAACACCGACTCTGCTTCTTCCGGTGTATTGAAACCTTGCAGTACTTCTATTACAAGGCGTAAGTTTTCGTCTGTTGTATCTATATTGCCAGCCAATTTAGTAAATACACGCTTCATGTCTGATGGCGTAATACCAGAACCCCAGATTCGCTTGCACTCTAAACCAAACTGCTTACCCGGTGTAAGTGTGGAAGCCTTACTTGGTTGTGGTGCGTCAACAATTCGCATGTCACCAGCTGGTGTAATAGGTTCTTCTAGCTCCTGAGCAAACAACGTGCCATACCCACACAAGGCCAATGCTCGCCCAATAGCGCCCGTTTCTGCTTTCTCTCGGTAATCAGCAAAGTGTTTCTCGTGCTCTGTCTTATGAGCCTTGGCAATAAGCCTTCCTGTGCTATCTAAGATTTCTGCGGCAAACGTAGTGTAGTCAGCACCCGAAAGATCGGGTACTGCATACGTCATGATTGTCCAGTCTGGATGGTCTTCTCTAAACCAAGCAATGCGAGCTGCGACTGGCAAGTACTGCTTGCCTTTTAGGTTAATGAAGTGGTCTCTTGGATTAAACATTGTTATCTCTCATCTTTCTGTAGTGAAGCGACACGCCGAGTGATTGCCCAACGTGAGACAAAGACCCGTCGCAGTAAACAATAGGATTCTTTCGGCCTATCTCTAGTAGTGTTTCAGTAGTCATCTTGTAGTTACCTGAGAAGAACTCATTAAGTACGTCATTGTTTAATGCATACATTAGTGCCTGTAACTTTTGCGGTGTAGATGAACACACAAGAGCATTGTTATGTTTGTAAGGGACTCCTTCTAAGTCTGTCAGGTATGTAAGTAGTTGATAGACGTGCGGGTACACATGTCCATTTGCAACAAGGAGAGACGTCGTGGCAAACCTGTTGTCACATCCAATGAGAAGTGTTGGCTCTTCCTTGTACATGACTGATCGCCAGTTATCTAGTAACTCGTAAACACTGATTGGTGTTGCAGTCCAGTCATTACTATCAGGCAAAAACTTACTGACAGTCTCGGTAAGATCTTCTGGTGAATCACCTACAAACACATAGGTGAATGTATTGTTAGCCTCTACTGAGAGTACGTCATCTCCGCCATCTCGTACTGCTATATAAACTTTGTCTTGTGCCTTCATCGGCAGAACGTAATCCATACGCTCTTCACTGCATGGGTAATTAATATCCATTTATATCTTTCACTTGCTTTAATCGTGTGACCATTTGTTCTTGGCCGTGTTGTTGTTCAGTTATTGTCAGTGCATCTATGACATCAGCCATAGTTCTGCATATGTATGAGTTGTCTTTTTTTTCTAACTCAAGTTGTGTATCCCGCACCTTTCCTATTGTTGTTTTTAATTCGATGGCCAAGGCAACGCCTTTACCCCATCGTGATGAATGTATATAAATGTCTGGCAATCCCGGAGTATTACCTTGCCACCCAGTTGCATACTGCAATGAGCCACATGATCGGCACTTACTCTTACCTCTTGCCTTACCAGTCTCCATGACTGTGTAACCAAGAGTAATCGCCAATGTGTAAACATGATGCTGTAACGCCTTCTCAGGTATTACTTTAGTAGTAGAGACACGCATACTATAACCACCCATAAAACTATCGTTCCGATTGATTCTATAAGGTCGATAGTACGCTTGTTAATTCGCCTACGTTCTTGGCAATCACGACACCCGCAATTTACGCCGTGTGTGTCTTTTACTATTGTAAGCTCCTTCTCTTTTCATAAATTTGTATATAGCCCTGCTGTGTTTCTTGATCAGGTGTATACCCTCTAACTCATTTTCATCCATAAGATTAACAGCGGAACTAAATACGTTAGCAGCTTGGGCTGAAAAGCATAACTGCATCAACGATATATCCCTACATGTAAACTCTATTGCTTTTTTAAAGTCATCGTTTAATTGCAATGTTGTAATCTTTAATCGTTTAAACCCATAGTTATAATCACCTCCTCTATTCCTATTAAATAAATCAGTAACCTCTCCAGCAATAACAACTTCTCTTTCTATTAAGTCGGAGTCCCAGCAACCATTTAGTAATCTAACTATTTGCTGTGCGTTGTAAGCTTTGTTTGGATATGGAGACAGGACAGAAGACAAGGATATGGTTGCTGTGCGTTTGTTGTTGTGCGCTATTTTCTTCCACGTGTCATATACAACATGGGCAGTCCAACTGCTTTGTATATAAAACTTGTCATCGTTCCATGCCACTTCGTAAAAGATTGGTCGCGAGGTTCTAGACACCTCACTGTATTTAGTTACCATCTAGGTGTAATTTTTTTATTGTGACGCTGTTGGCAGAACCCACACTTCCAAGGTGGAGTCCATTCTCCCGATAAGAATGCGTCAACTACATCTATAACAAACGCCTTGTCTGTGCCTTCCCAGTCACGGGTGTTTTCCGTTTTTACTGTCCTCCATATAATTTGCCCATCAACGTCATATAAGGGATCAATAGTACGAATCATTTCAGCAAATGCAGTTTCATTGTTCCAGTCATCAGGCATTTTGAATGACACTACTTTTAATTTAAACTTAGGCCACGTCAACGTAACGATATGACCGTATCCAATTGTAGGCTCTAGTAACTTCCAGCCACCCCGATAATCACTTGTAATGGACATTGCATTAATAATGCTTGCCAAATCTTCTAGCATAATTCTCCTTGTGTTAAAAACTTGTGGAGCCTGAAATGCAGTTTAGGCTCCACAAGATATAGGTATTTCCCTACGGATTATACCGTAGGTAATTAGTCACACATGCATTCTTCTTCCCAACCACCACACGCTTCGCATGGTGTGTATCCCATTGCTTCCTTGTCATCGTCAGTTAATTCTTCATTGACTCGCTGTTCTTCGTCAAAGTAACCATCTTGTCTAACCATAGTGCCAGCAAAGCACATTCCGGGTTCTGAGTAGTGCATTGTAAAGTTGAGCTTTGGATACTTTGCACTCATAGTAATGAACCACTCACGTGGTGGACCCCATGCTGTGTCAAACGAATACCGTAACTCGTTATCATTACCAATGCTCTCTAGAATGCAGCCGTAACATGCATTCCATTTAGTGCCCCAGTTATTTAATGACCACTCGTACCAGTTGTTGCCATCTTCTTCATCTGGCATGGGTATTGAGCCATTGAAATCTACTTGGTAAAGATCGTGTTTATCTTTAGTTGTGTTTTCTGTGTGCCATTTTGTTACATCGTCGATGTTGTCACCAGAAACAATAAATGTATTAACGCACCAATTCGGCATTGTGTTACTCCTTAACCGTAAACTAACTCACCAAAGCATAGTTCTTGCACTATGCAGTCAATAATGTCATAGTCAATGTTCTGTGGTTCTACGAACGTACGATCGCCTTTTGCCCAGCACGTACGTAGATGTTCCAATACGTTTAGATCTGATATGAGATGTGTTTGATATTCATCATCAATAATCTCAAGTACCCAGTTTGTATCTGTATGTTCAACGGTGCGTACATTCTTGACCCAATCGTTGTATTGGATCATGTCCATCATCATCTCGTACCACCACTCCGTGTTGATGGATTGAATAGTAAACGTCATGTGTTCAGGTGTGTAATCATTTACCATCTCGGTCTATCTCCTTTATTGCTTGTGTAAGCCGATCCCAATTGTGTCCCAACGTGAGCATCAAATGTGTCGTGTAATACTTCGACTACACCCACCCATTTATCCCAGTTGTCTGCTGCAGCCTGTGCAAGCTCGTCTCCAGTCGGGTATCCATCATGATTAAGTTGCAATGCAAAGTCATATGGTCCCCATACCTCAATGTAAAACTGCGGGTATTTCTCCCGCAGCCATCGCAACTCGTTCTGGAAGTTCTCTTCGTCTTGATCAATCTCTTCTACTGTCATGGCACTGGCCACCCTTCTGGTT